CTGCGCCTGTACTTGCTGATAAGTATTCTGTTGACGTACTATGGAAAGCTTCAGAGATTACAGAAGAAACAGAAGCTGCTGTACTTGACGAAGAAGGTAACGTAATTACTCCTGCTGTAACAGAGATTGACTACCCTTATGGTTGGGTGTCTAAAGAAATAGAAATAGAAGAAGGTAACGGTGTCCACACTTTCGCAGGGTGGTCTTATAGCAATTAGTTATGGACTTAAACTCGTTTAAACTTTACGTAATCAACTTATCAGCTATTACAGTTAGTACAATGGATATATTAGAAGATAGTCTAAAGATACTTTTATTGTTGGTTACTATTGGCTACACAGCCCAAAAGTGGTACGAGTTAAAAAAGAAGAAATAATGTGTGATATTTGTATGCATTGCGGTTTATGTTAAAACACTTTAATTATAGCGAGTTTGACAGCCCTGATGTTCAAGGTAGTGGTCAAATGATGGATAAGACCTTGCTTGAGATGCTAGACGAAGTGAGAGAGATTGTTGGAGAGCCAATAATAATTACCTCTGGTTTCAGAACGCCTGCTCACAATGAATCTGCTGGCGGTGTTGAATCCAGCAGCCACTTAAAGGGTTTAGCGGTAGACATAGCTATTCGCCATTCAAGAATGAGGTTTAAGCTAATAAACGCCCTATTTGAAGTTGGTATAAATCGTATTGGTATTGCCGATAACTTCATACACATAGATATAGACCCCGACAAGGACAAAAATGTAATCTGGACTTACTAATGAAAAAGTTATTACAACTAATTACAGGCGGTTTAATAAAGGATATTGGTGGTGTTATAGATAAACTAACCACTACTGACGAAGAACGCCTACAAGCCAAACAACGTATTCAAGAACTACTAGAAGAAGCTGATAAAGATGCACAACAACAAGTTACAGAGCGTTGGAGGTATGATATGCAAAGCGATAGCTGGCTGTCAAAAAACATTAGACCGCTTACTCTGGTCTTTCTTACGGTTATGTTTACCTTATTGGCATTTACCGATGGAAACATTGGAGAGTTTAGCATACAGAAAGAATATATCCCTATTTTTCAAACACTACTCATTACAGTCTATGGTGCGTACTTTGTTGGAAGAACTTGGGAAAAAAGTAGAAAGAATGGCAAAGAAGATAATTAACGCATATACTCCAGACTCTAGGAGTAAAAGACCTAACGTTCACTCAAAAAATGCATCAGTAGGTCAAAAAGGTTATAAGAAAAAATACAGAGGGCAAGGTCGTTAATAACTTCTGTGAATTTAATACCCCTTTATGAATTTAATAGGGTATATTTGTCTTGTGTCAGGTTAAGCCTGTTTTCATTTGTTTTTTATTTTGTTTCATAGAAGTGGTAGCTTTTTTAGGTTGCCACTTTTTTTGTATATTAGTTGAATGGATAGAAATCAGAAGGGTTGTTTTGCGGAATACAAGTTCGCCACAAGAGCGATGGAGAATGGATTTAACGTATCTATGCCCTTATTGGATGCCTCCACATACGACTGTATATTAGAAAGGAACGGTAAGGTGCATAAAGTACAGGTTAAATATGTAGGGCATGATAGGAAGGAGAGTCCTTATACTTCTGGAAGAAACACATATAGAGTTACTTTAGCAAGAACCCAGCAATTTTATCCAAAGCATTTATGCGACTATTTTGCTATATGGGTCGATTCATATAACGGATTCTTTATTGTTCAGAACGAAGAACAGACAGCTGTAAGGTTGTCTTTAGAGAATAAATACAAAGAAAACTTCAATAATTTCAATATTATTTTGTAGTGTCAGTTGGAATTTATATATTTGCCCTATGAATATATATGAAAAACTGGTGGACATTCAGGGGAGACTGAAAGCACCAAAAAATCAATATAATAGTTTCGGTAAGTATAAGTACCGTAATTGTGAGGATATACTGGAAGCAGTAAAACCTCTATTAGTAGAACACAAAGTTGTCTTAACTATTTCCGATAAGGTTATAGAGCTGGACAACGGACTTTCTTTTGTTGAATCAACAGCACAATTCAAGGACATTGAAGGTGTTATTGAGGTTTCAGCACAAGCAGGTATCGACCCTAATAAAAAGGGTATGGATGTGGCGCAATGCTTTGGTAGTAGTTCATCTTACGCTAGAAAGTACGCCCTAAATGGTTTATTCTTGATAGATGACACAAAGGATGCCGATTCGACTAACAATCACAATTCCAAAAATCTTAATACGAGTAAGGTAAAAGAGATTATAGATGATAAAAAGTGGTTGCCTGAATCTGGTGAAGCGTTTGACAGGGCAAAAGAAGCCTTAAAAGATGGCTTTACAATGAATGATATCAGAAAGAAGTACAAAGTAAATAAAAAAGTAGAACAATTATTAAATACATAAATTATGTCAGAAAAAAAGTATGTTGGCACAGGTCGACAAGCACCCAATGGAATGGAGATTGTAAACATCTCTATCGCAGAATCCAAAGTTAAAGACTTTTGGAGTGAATATAACGGAGAGCGTTATTTAAGATTAGGAGTCTCTAAAAAGAAAGAGGCAGACCAGTATGGTAAAACTCATAGTGTTTACATTGACGAGTGGCAACCATCTTCGAACAATAAACCAAAACAAGAACCAGTTAAAGTCGATGATGACTTTCCGTTCTAAATAAACAGAGGGGGGTGTAAAAACCCCCTTTTTTTAGCTATGAAAACTAATTACATAAAAGTAGATATGGAGGGTTTAAGTAAACTTTCATTTGTAGAAAAAGCGGTATTCTCTTACATTAAGTCCTTATCATCGGACAAAGGGTATTGCTTTGCGACTAATAAGCATCTGTGCGAGGCGATGTCTGTTAAAGACAGGACAATGTATAGAATCTTAAATAGACTTGAAGAGAACGCCTGTATTAGACGTGAAACGAAAAGTATAGGTTTTGATGGGAAGCAACGTAGAATATATGTTAACCCTCAATTCAAGCATTAACATGTTACGAAACGATACATGTTATATAAAGAATTATAATATGATACATATTATAAATATTTAATACTCATGTTATAATACGATACATGTTATAATACGTAACATGTTATATAATTGTAAAAAAAACAAAATAAAAACGAGACTACCAAATGTTTGTACAAGAATTTTTAGATTTAGGCGTAGAACCGAAGGGAAATAGTGAAGAACAAAAGGTTAAATGCCCTAAATGCAAGTCTTTAGGCAAGGAGAACTGGAAAGACACTTGCTTGTCTATCAACATATTGATGGGCGTATATAATTGCCACAAATGCGGATATAAAGGAACAGTAAAAAAAGCAAAAGAAATGCAACAATACACGAAACCAATGAAACAATACACAAAGCCATCTAAAACAAATATGAAGAGAATCTCTGATAGGGGGCGCAAATTCCTTAACGAAAGAGGCATAACTGATGAGGTTATTGAAAGGAATAAGATTGTGTCTTCAAGTGATGACAAAAACATTTTCTTTCCATACTTTAAAGATGAAGAACTTGTAAATTACAAGAAACGAGGTTTAGACGGTAAATTCTTTGCTCAAGCTAAAGATGCAAAACCAATCATATACAACTACGATGGTGTTAAAGGTCAACCAAAGATTGTTATATGCGAGGGAGAGATTGATTCTTTGAGTTGGGAAGTGATTGGCATTCCTTACCACACCTCTGTTAATATGGGTGCGCCTAATGTTGGAGACAAGAGTATTGACAAGAAACTTGAGTGTCTAACAACATGTTATGATGTTTTTGATGAGGCGTCTACTGTCTATATTGCTACTGATAATGATGACAATGGTAGAAACTTGCAACAAGAGTTAATTAGACGTTTTGGCGCAGAGAAGTGTAAAATAGTCGATTTAAGACCGTTTAAGGATGCCAATGAGGTTCTGGTTAAGGAAGGCGTAGAAAGTCTCCGTAATCGCCTTAAAACAGCCGAAGCACCCAAAGTAGAGGGTATCTTTGACGTTGATGATGTTGTTGACTCTATGATGGATGGTTTTGAGAACGGTCAAGAAAGAGGTTCAAGTACATACATTCCTCACATAGATAAGGCTTGGACTTGGAGAATGGGAGAGGTTAATATCTGGACAGGCTACCAGAATGAAGGTAAGTCTTTGCTTCTGAACCAGCTTGCTACTGTTAAGGCATTTCACGATGGTTGGAAGTTTGGCGTGTTTAGTCCAGAGAATATGCCGATGAAAGATTTCTTTAATGACATTGTAGAGATGTACATTGGCAAGAGTGCTGACCCATATTACAAGAATAATCAGATGACAAAGGATGAGTATTATGAGGCGATTAACTTTGTAAAGAAGCACTTTTTCTTAATATACCCAAGAAAGAACTTTAACTTGGATTCTATATTTGATAGAGCAAAGTTTCTTGTTAAGACAAAGGGTATTCGTTCTTTAATCATTGACCCATACAATACGGTGCAGCATAAGATGTACAAGGGAGAGCGTGAAGATTTATATATAAGTCGTTTCATGAGTGAGTTAAAGAGATTTGCTATTGAGAATCATATATCTGTAAATTTAGTGGCGCATCAAGTTACACCACAAAAAGATGAAAGTGGCAGGTATTACAAGCCTGATGTGAACAGGATAAAGGGTGGAGGTACGTTTTCAGACAAGGCTGACAATGTGATGTTTGTATGGAGACCTCATCGTGCTTTGGATTTCTCGGACACAAGTGTTATCTTTGGTTCGCAGAAGATTAAGAAACAAAAGCTAGTTGGTATTCCTCAAGACGTAGAGGGCATCAATTTTAACATAAGAGAACAAAGGTATTACTTTGATGGATACACACCATTTAAAGATATAGATGTTCAAAGATGCGAAAAAAAGCAAGAGTAGATGCAAACCAAAAAGAAGTAGTAAAACAATTAAGAGATTTAGGCGTTTCAGTCTTACATACCCATCAGTTAGGTAGAGGTGCGCCAGACTTGGTACTAGGTTACAGGAATAGTAATTATATGATTGAGTTGAAAGACGGAAATAAAACAAAGAGTCAACAGAAGTTAACACCTGATGAGGTGCAATTTCAAGAGAGTTGGAATGGTAATTACGCTGTTTGCAATTCGATTGAGCAAATATTAACTTTAATAGATTATGTTGACGAAGGAAGAGTTGTTAGAAAAACTAGCAAATAAATATGATGACTGGTATAATATGGCTATGTCTTTTGACATTTCAAGTGAACAGGCAAAGGAGCTTGTTCAGGAGATGTTTGTTAGGATTTTTGACTATGTTAAAGACCCTCAAAAAATTATGTATAATGATACAGAGGTTAACACCTTTTACATTTACATTACGTTAAGAAATTTATATTATGCAAATATACACACAAGCTGTAAAAAGAACCCAATCGTATTTTCAACGGATAAGATTACGGATGATAATTTTAAAGGAATGTATGAAGATAGCTTGGATTCTATCGAAGAAAAGCAAAAAGAAGAGGCGCTATTTAAAAGAGTTGAAACTCTGGTTGAGGATTGGTATTGGTACGACAAAGGTATCTTTAATCTTTATTATCATAGGGGTATGTCTATGAGGGATATCGCCAGAGAAACTAAAATAAGTTTAAGTAGCATATTTAATACATTGAAAAATGCCAAAGAAGCAATCAGAAAAGAAATCACAAGAGATTAAGTCAACAGGACTTGGCGATACAGTAGAGAAAGTGTTTCGCAAGACTGGTATTGATAAATTAGCGAAGGCAGTTCTAGGAGAGGATTGCGGTTGTGATAAGAGACAAGAACTACTAAATTCATTATTCCCTTATGGAAAATACAATGCGCCAACGGATGAAGAGTTGGACACAATTCAATGGTTATTTGAGAGGTCAAGGAACACGATTAGCGGTAGTATGGTTAAAGAGATTTATTCCGTTTATAATCGTATCTTTAATGATAAATTGCAGCCCACAAATTGCAGCAGTTGTTTCAAACCTGTAAAGCAGAAACTACTAAAGATACACAATGAGTTTAATAAGAAATCATGATTATAAAGATAAATGATGGCTTAAAAAGGCGTGTTTGGTCTTTCTTGAAAGATAATAACGTGGGCAATAGAAGCAGGGCTAACGGAAATAAGACAGAGCAGTATGTCGGTCTGTTGGGAGAATCCGTTGTTAAGAATCATTTTGGCGCAAATAGTAATCTTAAAAATGGCTTTGATGGCGGTTTTGATTTTGAATATAATGGAATGAAGGTAGATGTTAAGACTATGGGCAGAACGGTTGACCCAAAACCATATTATGTAAACAACTTCATATCTTATCAATCGGACTTTGATTGTGATGCTTATATATTTTGTTCTATAAACAAGAAAACAAGCTACCTTACTGTTTGTGGTTGGGTTACTAAAGAAGAGTTAATGGATAGGTCTTTATTATACAAAGAGGGTTCTATAAGGACAAGAGCAGATGGAACTACCTTTAAAATGAAAGCACCTACTTATGAGATAAAAAATGCTGACTTAAATAGTATTGAAACGATTTAAAATATATTTGTTACTTTAGTATGCCACTAATTAAACCAAAGAAATACGAGAAGCAGAAAGATTTTGTAGTGCGTTGCATAGGTAATGCTAAAATGGCTTCTGAATACAAAGATACCGACCAGAGAATGGCGGT